AAATGAGTAACATTTATAAAAGCTACCTAGTAGCAGTACTATGCTTCACAGTCTTAGCGATTGTACTTATGCCGTTTCTATACTTCACTACAGCATGGTCAATTGCGGGATTCGCAAGTATCGCAACATTCATATTCTATAAAGAATGCTTTTATGAGGTGGACGATTAAATGACTTGGTTCGAAGAACACGTTAAACCCAGTGTGGAATGGAAAAGAAAAGCAGAACAAGCTGTGTTAAGTGATGATGAAGTTAAGACGATCACTGAATATAGAGGGATGTACAACAACCCACATATTTACATGTCGGTTCAAAACAGAAATTATCTTATTGAATATATAGATAGACATAGTGATGAAATAGTATTACACAATTTAAAACTTAAGAAATCATTCAGAAGAAGAGTACATCAATATTTAACTGTCGGTCAAATAGTAGTGTCGGACGAATCAAAAGGAATAATTTATGAAACATCTTTGATAATAAGATAAAAAAACTGCTACTTGCGACAACAAGTAACAGTGACAAACGATTAACAAAATTAATTCGTGTTCAATATAAAACGAAAAACGGAGGAAGTCAAGGTGTATTACGAAATAGGCGATATTATACGCAAAAATATTCATGTTAACGGATTCGATTTTAAGCTATTCATTTTAAAAGGTCATATGGGCATATCAATACAAGTTAAAGATATGAACAACGTACCAATTAAACATGCTTATGTCGTAGATGAGAATGATTTAGATATGGCATCAGACTTATTCAACCAAGCGATAGATGAATGGATTGAAGAGAACACAGACGAACAGGACAGACTAATTAACTTAGTCATGAAATGGTAGGAGGCATGAAAAGTGAATGAATTACAAGAGAGAGAACTAGAAACATTTGAACAAGACGACCGATTCAAAGTAACAGACTTAGACAGTGCTAACTGGGTCTTTAAGAAACTAGATGCAATCACAACTAAAGAGAATGAAATCAACGAGTTAGCAAATAAAGAAATTGAACGCATAAACGAATGGAAAGATAAAGAAGTAGAAAAATTACAGAGTGGCAAAGAATATTTACAAAGCCTTGTAATTGAATATTTCAGAATACAAAAAGAACAAGATAGCAAATTCAAGTTGAATACACCTTACGGAAAAGTGACAGCCAGAAAAGGTTCAAAAGTCATTCAAGTTAGCAATGAGCAAGAAGTTATTAAACAACTTGAGCAACGAGGTTTTGACAACTATGTAAAGGTAACTAAAAAACTTAGCCAATCAGACATTAAGAAAGATTTCAATGTAACTGAAAACGGCACTTTAATTGACGCAAACGGCGAAGTTTTAGAGGGTGCTAGCATTGTTGAGAAATCAACATCATACACGGTAAAGGTGGGAGAATAGATGACTGAACAACTTAATTTATACCAAAAAATAGCGGATGTTAAAGCGAATATTGCGGGCTTCACAAAAGATACTAAGGGATATAACTTTTCGTATGTTTCAGGATCTCAAATATTACACAGAATAAGAGAAAAGATGATTGAACATAATTTATTGCTAGTCCCCAATACGTCAAATGAAAATTGGACAACACATACTTTTAAAAACAAAAAAGGTCAAGAAGTGACAGAATTCATAGTTGAAATGGATTTGAATTATACATGGATTAATGCTGATAAACCAGAAGAACAGTATGAAGTTAGTTATCATGCTTACGGTCAACAAAATGATATTTCACAAGCACATGGAACAGCGTTAACTTATGCTGAACGCTATTTCTTAATGAAGTTCTTTAACATCCCAACCGATGAAGATGACGCAGACGCAAAACAAAAACAAGATAAATATTCAGCAGTAAGTCAAGAACTTAAAGACATGCTAACTAAAGAAGCAAATGATTTTATAGCCATAGCTAAAGAAAGTGGATTTGCTGAAAAACACCAAGAACAAATTAACAAATTAGAAAAAATGAACGTCGAAACACTGAACAAAAACCAAATCAATGTAACCAGACAACAGATAAAAAAATGGCTTGGAGGAATTGAATAATGAATACAGTAAATTTAATTGGGAACCTAGTGGCAGATCCAGAATTAAAAGGTCAAAACAACAACGTAGTTAACTTTGCAATTGCAGTACAGAGATTATTCAAAAATAAACAAACGAACGAATATGAAACAGACTTCATTCGTTGTGTTGCATTTGGTAAGACTGCTGAAATCATCGCTAATAACTTTACTAAAGGTAATAAAATTGGCATTACTGGTTCAATACAAACCGGTAGTTATGAAAATAATCAAGGACAGAAAGTGTTTACTACAGACATCGCAGTCAACAATATAACTTTCGTTGAACGTAAAAACAACGGTCAATCTAGCAACCAACAACAAAACAGACAAACTCAAACTGGTAATAATCCTTTTGATAACAACGCAGACTCTATAGAGGATCTTCCTTTTTAGGAGGCGTTAGATGAACGAATTATGGAAAGATGTTGTAGGTTACGAGGGCATATACGAAGTAAGCAGTAAAGGTAGAGTTAGAACTCACAAAAATAAAGTTACTTGGTCTAACCGTTATCAAAAATGGAGGCATTGGAAACAGCGTTATTTAAAAGATAAAACACCTAATGGTCGAGATGTAAGAGTAACCCTTTGGAAAAATGGTAAACGCAAAGATTTTTTAGTCCACAGATTAGTGGCATTCGCCTTTATACCAATGATAGAAGGTAAAATTTGTATTAACCATATTGACGGGAACCCCAAAAATAACAATGTAGAAAATCTTGAATGGTGTAATCACTTGGAAAATAATAGGCATGCATTTGAAACAGGATTAATGCATACCAATATGGCTGTAAAACTTATTAATCATTTAGGTATCGAATATGAATTTATAAGTATGAGTAGAGCAGGAAAATTCTTAGGCAGAAGTCATAGTTATATTAGCGACAAAATAAAAAGTAATCACAAAGATGTTACTGATATACATGGTAATAAATATAAATTTGAGAAGTTGATATAGATGCCAATAATTACTAGTTATATCACTCAAGATGACGGTACAACAACAGTTGTCATCTCGGGTGTTGAATTAGGCAATAAAGAAACATTACTACTTGATAACGGATTTGATGTGGAAGTCGATGTAAGCGTCATAGATCCGTTTCAAATTACCGGCAAGCAACGACGAAAAATATTCGCGCTTGTCAAAGACATAGAAGAATATACAGGTCAACCAATGGACTATATGCGACATATGTTCATCGAGTATGTAAGGACTTACTACGGCTATGATGAACGTATTTCACTAAGTAATTGTACGAGAACACAAGCAAGTCAAATCATTGAAGCAACGCTTGACTGGACGTTTTACAATGACATACCACTTAGCTACAAAACGAGTAATCTACTGAAACAAGATAAATCATTCTTATACTGGTTAACTGTTAACCGCAACTGTGTAATATGCGGAAAGCCTCACGCAGACCTAGCGCATTATGAAGCAGTCGGCAGAGGCATGAACAGAAACAAAATGAATCACTACAACAAACATGTATTAGCGTTATGTCGCGAACATCATAACCAGCAACATGCGATTGGCGTTAAGTCATTTGATGATAAATATCTCTTGCATGACTCGTGGATAAAAGTTGATGAGAGGCTCAACAAAATGCTGAAAGGAGAAAAAAATGACTGATCAACCAAGTTACTACTCAATAATAACAGCAAATGTCAGATACGATAATCGACTTACTGACAGTGAAAAATTACTTTTTGCAGAAATAACGTCTTTAAGTAACAAGTACGGATACTGCACAGCAAGTAATGGTTACTTTGCAACTTTATACAGTGTCGTTAAAGAAACTATATCTCGTAGAATTTCGAACCTTACCAAATTTGGTTATCTAAAAATCGAAATCATCAAAGAAGGTAATGAAGTTAAACAAAGGAAGATGTACCCCTTGACGCAAACGTCAATACCTATTGACGTAAAAATCAATACCCCTATTGATAATTCTGTCAATACCCCTATTGACGCAAATGTCAAAGAGAATAATACAAGTATTAATAATACAAGTAATAACAATATAAATAGAATAGATATATTGTCGGGCAACCCGACACGTATCCCATATAAAGAGATTATTGATTATCTTAATGAAAAGACTGGGAAGAAGTTTAGTCATAAATCTAAAGTTAATCAAAAACTGATACAAGCTAGATTTAATGAAGATAATTCAAAAGAAGATTTCTTTACAGTAATTGATAACATGACTGCTCAATGGAAAGGTAATCCGAAAATGGATGAGTATTTGCGACCTAAAACGTTATTTAGTGGAAACTTTGATAATTATAAAAACCAAACAGCGAAAATTAATAACGAATCTAATCAATATGTAGATGCATTCCAGCGTGCATCACAATCAAGTATAGAAAATTTACCATTTTAAAGGAGTGAGAAAGTGGAGTCATTCCAGAACTTAGCAAAGAAACCAACTTTAAAAAAGCAAATCATTGAACAAGTGTTTGATTTGAAATGTGAGAACTGTGGACGTAAGTACGACTATTACAAATTTGATGACGGTTCAGAATTCAAACATGGTTGTGACTGCGAAATGATAGAGTATGCCAAACAATCAACTGAAAACTATCACAAGAGAAACAGGCGGAGAAAAGCAGAACGCATATTCAAGCAATCGATAATGAACGAAGATCTAACGAAAGCAACGTTTGATAATTACAATCCAACTAACAACCAACTAGAGTATGCAAAAAACTTATGCGAACGTTATGCAAACAATTTCACATTAGACAATAAACAATCGCTACTAATTCAAGGCTCATTCGGTACAGGTAAATCACACTTATCAATGAGTATTGTTAAATCAGTTAAAGCTAGAGGCTACACAGTGCTATATATGAACGTACCTCAATTGATATCGACAATTAAAAACACTTATAATAACCAAACTGCTATGACCGAACAGGAATTGGCTCAAATTATAAGCGATGTCGATTTAATGGTATTCGATGACTACGGTATCAACATGAATGAATTCGCTACTAGTAAGATGTTCGAGCTTATCGAAAGTAGAATAGGTAAACACAATATCTTTACTACCAACTTGGACGAAAAAGAAATGACAAAAAACAAAGACTTACAACGTATATTCAGCAGAATCATGAGCAACACAACACTTATCAAGATGGATGGTCAAGATTACAGGACTAGAGGTTTAAAAATATGATTACCAAAGAATTTTTAAAAAGAAAACTTGAGTGTTCAGATATGTACGCTCAGAAACTCATAGACGAGGCACAGGGCGACGAAAATAAGTTATATGACCTATTTGTCCAAAAACTTGCAGAACGTCATACACGCCCCGCTATCGTCGAATATTAAGGAGTGTTAAAAATGCCGAAAGAAAAATATTACTTATACCGAGAAGATGGCACAGAAGATATTAAGGTCATCAAGTATAAAGAGAATGAGAATGAAGTTTATTCGCTCACAGGAGCCCATTTCAGCGACGAAAAGAAAATTATGACTGATAGTGACCTAAAACGATTTAAAGGCGCTCACGGACTTCTATATGAGCAAGAGCTAGGTTTACAAGCAACGATATTTGATATTTAGAGGTGGCACAATGAGTAAATACAATGCTAAGAAAGTTGAGTACAAAGGAATTGTATTTGATAGCAAAGTAGAGTGTGAATATTACCAATATTTAGAAAGTAATATGAATGGTACTAACTATGACCATATAGAAATACAACCGAAATTCGAACTACAACCTAAATTTGGGAAACAAAGACCGATTACGTATATAGCTGATTTCTCTTTGTGGAAGGATGGCAAACTGGTTGAAGTTGTAGACGTTAAAGGTAAGGCGACTGAAGTTGCCAACATCAAAGCGAAGATATTCAGATATCAGTATAGAGATGTGAATTTAACGTGGATATGTAAAGCGCCTAAATACACAGGTCAAGAATGGATAGCATATGAAGACTTAGTGAAAGTCAGACGTAAAAGAAAAAGAGAAATGAAGTGATTTAATGCAACAACAAGCATATATAAACGCAACGATTGATATAAGGATATCTACAGAAGTTGAATATCAGCATTTTGATGATGTGGATGATGAAAAAGAAACGCTGGCAGATTACTTATATAACAATCCTGACGAAATACTAGAGTATGACAATTTAAAAATTAGAAATGTAAATGTAGAGGTGGAATAAATGGTGAAAACAGCAAGAATTGTAAGGATACACGATAAACCTTATAGGTTCAGTAAATTTGAAATGGAATTAATAGAAAGTCACGGTATAACCGCTGGAATGGTTTCTAAAAGAGTAAAAGATGGTTGGGAACTACATGAAGCAATGGACGCACCAGAAGGCATGCGTTTAAGCGAGTACAGAGAAAAGAAAACAATAGAAAGACTGGAACAAGCTAGACTCGAACGTAAATTGGAAAGACAGCGAAAGAAAGAGGCAGAGCTAAGAAGAAAGAAGCCACATTTATTTAATGTGCCTCAAAAACATTCACGTGATCCGTACTGGTTTGATACTACTTATAACCAAATGTTTAAGAAATGGCAGGAAGCATAATGAGCATAATCAGTAACAGAAAAGTAGATATGAATAAAACGCAAGACAATGTTAAGCAACCGGCGCATTACACATACGGCAACATTGAAATTATAGATTTTATTGAACAAGTTACGGCGCAGTACCCACCACAATTAGCATTCGCAATAGGTAATGCAATCAAATACTTGTCTAGAGCACCGTTAAAGAATGGTCATGAGGATTTAGCAAAAGCGAAGTTTTATGTCGATAGAGTATTTGATTTGTGGGAGGGGTAACGATGGCAACGCAAAAACAAGTTGATTACGTAATGTCATTACAGGAGCAATTGGAATTAGAAGACTGCGAAAAATATACAGACGAACAAGTTAAAGCAATGAGTCATAAAGAAGTTAGCAATGTGATTGAAAACTATAAGGCAAGCATAAGTAATGAAGAGCTATACGACGAATGCATGTCGTTTGGTCTGCCTAATTGTTAAAAGGAGTGATGACCATGACAGATAGCGCGCGTAAAGAATACCTAAATCAATTCTTTGGATCTAAGAGATATCTGTATCAGGATAACGAACGAGTGGCACATATCCATGTAGTAAACGGCACTTATTACTTTCACGGACATATCGTACCAGGTTGGCAAGGTGTGAAAAAGACATTTGATACAGCGGAAGAGCTTGAAACATATATAAAGCAACATGGTTTGGAATATGAGGAACAGAAGCAACTAACTTTATTTTAAAAGGGCGGAAACAATGAAAATCAAAGTTAAAAAAGAAATGAGACTGGATGAATTAATTAAGTGGGCGCGAGAAAATCCGGAGCTATCAAAAGGAAAAATTTTTCTTGCAAAAGTTTTTAGTAATGGATTCGTTCGTTTTCAACGAAATACAAATACGTGTTCGATATCAAGTTTTATTCCAATTGATACTCCTTTCATAGTTGAAGTTGAAGAGGAAATCACAGAAGATACAGTATTTGATAGGTTGTTTGAAGTGTACGAGCTTCAAGAGGGAGCCTATATGTCAGCGTTACACAAAGGTATCAGTTTGAACGAACGTTTTGAAGACGACAATATTTTTTCTACTAAAGCATTCTATATCTTAAACGATGACATGACGATGACATTGATTTGGAAAGATGGGGAGTTGATAGTATGATGCAAACCTATAAAGTAAGTCTTTGTATCAAGTTCTTAGCATCTAAATGTGATTATAAAATAAAAAAGCATTATTTTGTGCAAAGTACGAATGAGGAAGAAGCCACGAATATGGTATTAAAACTGACTCGTAAAAAACTCCCATTCAAAACTGCAAGCATAGAGGTCGAAAAAGTGGAGGTAGTAGAATGATGCCGAAATATCGAGTATGGGACACCGAAACAAAAAAGATGTGTGAGGTTGTGGCGTTAGATCTTCACAATAGCGAAGTTAGTTATTCAACTAAAGAAAATGAATATGGCAAGGTTATAAAGGAGTTTATAAAGACTGAGAAAATGGCAGATGTAGAACTTATGCAGTCAATTGGTATAAATCTGTGGGGAAGAGAATTATACGAGGGCGATATATTAAAAGTCGTTGCAACGAAACTGTGGGGCATCGAACGGGATAAAACATACATTTATTTAGATGTTACAGGTGTAGTCACTCGAAACGCTATTGGTACTATGATTGGCGACGTACAGCTATTGAGAGCTTTTGATGCTGAAGAAGTTCGTGAAATGCCAGCCATTGAATACTTAGGCAATAAGTTTGAAAATCCGGAGTTACTGGAGGAGATAGAACGAACTATGAAACAGGGTTCCAACTAGGTGTAATGGAAGCTAGGTTGAAGAAGATGAGAAAACAACGTGATGAGTACAAGAAGCAACGAGATGAGCTTATCGCGGATATAGGTAAGTTAAGAGAACGTAACAAAGATCTAGAGAAGAAAGCGAGCACATAGGATAGGTATTGTAAGAGCGTTGAAACAGATTTAATAAACGAATTCGGCAAAGATGATGAAAGAGTTAAATTTGGAATGGAATTAAACAATAAAATTTTTATGGAGGATGACACTAATGAATAATCGCGAACAAATCGAACAGTCCGTTATAAGTGCTAGTGCGTATAACGGCAATGACACAGAGGGATTGCTAAAAGAGATTGAAGACGTGTATAAGAAAGCGCAAGCGTTTGATGAAATACTTAAGGGTTTACCTAATGCTATGCAAGATGCACTCAAAGAAGATATTGAACTTGATGAAGCAATAGGGATTATGACGGGTCAAGTTGTCTATAAATATGAGGAGGCGCAGGAAAATGAGTATTAGTGTAGGAGATAAAGTATATAACCATGAAACAAACGAAAGTCTAGAGATTGTGCAATTGGTCGGAGATATTAGAGATACACATTATAAACTGTCTGATGATTCAGTTATTAGCATTATAGATTTTATTACTAAACCAATTTATCTAATTAAGGGGGACGAGTAAATGCTTGAAATCATCGACCAACGTGATGCATTGCTAGAAGAAAAGTATTTAAACGACGACTGGTGGTACGAGTTAGATTATTGGTTGAATAAACGCAAGTCAGAAAATGAACAGATTGATATTGATAGAGTGCTTAAATTTATTGAGGAATTAAAACGATAGGAGATAACGAATAAATGAATAATTTAACAGTAGATCAATTACAAGAGTTATTACAAATACAAAAGGAGTTCGACGATAGAATACCAACTAGAAATTTAAATGACACAGTAGCTAGTATGATTATTGAATTTGTAGAGTGGATTAACACACTTGAGTTTTTTAAAAATTGGAAGAAACAACCAGGTAAGCCACTAGATACACAATTAGATGAGATTGCTGATTACTTAGCTTTCAGTTTGCAATTAACTTTGACTATTGTTGATGAAGAAGATTTGGAAGAAACTACTGAGGTTATGGTTGATTTGATTGAAAATGAAGTTACTTTACCTAAACTACATTCAGTTTATTTTGTTCATGTAATGCATACACTAACAGAACAATTTGTAAAAGGTATTGATAATAGCATTGTACAAGTTTTAATAATGCCGTTTTTGTACGCCAATACTTACTATTCTATCGACCAACTCATTGACGCATACAAAAAGAAAATGAAAAGGAATCATGAAAGACAAGATGGAACAGCAGACGCAGGAAAAGGATACGTGTAAAGACATCTTAGATCGAGTCAAGGAGGTTTTGGGGAAGTGACGCAATACTTAGTCACAAAATTTAAAGATTCAACAGGACGTAAGCATACACACATAACTAAAGCTAAGAGCAATCAAAGGTTTACAGTTGTTGAGGCAGAGAGTAAAGAAGAAGCAAAAGAGAAGTACGAGGAACAAGTTAAAAGGGATGCAGTTATTAAAGTGGGTCAGTTGTTTGAAAATATAAGGGAGTGTGGGAAATGATTAAGCAAATATTAAGACTATTATTCTTACTAGTAATGTATGAGCTAGGTAAGTATGTAACGGAGCAAGTATATATTATGATGACGGCTAATGATGAAGTGATAGAGCGAGCGCTTATTGGAGCGTCAGCTAAAGATGACGTAGAGTTGCTGAATGGCTTCGCAAAGTTGAGCGATCAGTGTGATTTGATGAGGGCGGAGGT